AAAGAAGCAAAGACAGATAGAGGTGGACACCATGTTCCAGACACTAATAGGTCCGATTGCTGAACTAGCAGGAGGTTGGTTAAATGCCAAAACGCAAGCCCAACAAGCAAACGCAAAGCTTAAGCTCACAGAAGCAGAAGCCAAAGCCAAGATCCTCGTCTCCAAAGAAACCTCAGTCCAAGACTGGGAAAGGATTATGGCACAAGGTTCTCAGAATTCTTGGAAGGACGAGTGGTTAGTTTTATTATTCTCAATCCCATTAATCCTAGTGTTCACTGGTGAGTGGGGTCGTACAGTCGTCTCAGAGGGCTTCAAGGCACTGGAACAGATGCCTGAGTGGTATCAGTATACTTTAGGTGTTATCGTAGCCAGTAGCTTTGCTGTGCGCTCTGCGACTAAGTTCTTTAAGAAAGGTTAATCATGTCATTTAAATTATCAGACAGATCAATAAGCAAGTTAAGAGGTGTGCATCCTGATTTAGTTAAGGTTGTAACAACAGCTATAACTTTAACTGATGTAGACTTTGGATGTATCTGTGGCTTAAGAACTGAAGAAGAGCAGGAAGAACTTGTAGCTAAAGGTGCAAGTAAAACCATGAACAGCTTTCATCGAAGACAGGCAGATGGATTCTCTCATGCTGTTGACCTCATGGCTTACGTTGGTTCTCGAGCATCATGGGAAGAAACTCTTTATGACAATATAGCTGATGCAATGAAGAAGGCAGGGGATCAGCATGGTGTTAGTATTACTTGGGGCGGTGCGTGGCAATCAGATCCAAATGTTAGATGGTTAAACATGAGGGAATGGAAAGGCACAATGGAAGATGCATCATTAGCTTACATCGACCTCAGACGTAGCCAAGGAAGACGACCTTTCTATGACGGACCTCACTTCGAACTCACTAGATGATTGTTTTTCCCAAGGTGGTGTAGATAAAGTAATTGCGCTTTTGTCTTGAATAGACATCTTTCGTTTATATCCTAGCCATTCTTTATCTTCTTTAGTCCATTTTGTCATTTGGTCTTACCTTTGGTTTGATTATTTCACGATAGCCAGAAGCTATTGGGGTTCGTCTGCAATACATCATTATCTCTTTGCCATATGTATCTGCAAGTATATCGTATAGATCATCTAATACACCATCACCCATAGCATCATAGCATTCTTGTTGGCTTTGGAAGATAACGCTAGTAGATACATCATGATCTTCAACAACGTACTCAATCACAAGTAACGTATAAAATAATTTAAACATTGTTTATCTTTCTTGCTTTGATTATACTAATGAAGAGGGAAGTTATTCACGGCCTTCCCTCACCATTAAATATAAACTCCTTGCAATCTTAGTTTAGAAACAAAATTACTTAGATCTTCTTTAGCTCTGTAGTATTTTGCCTGTGTGTTTGGGTCTTTATTATACTTAAATCTTTCTTCTGACCACTTGCTTTCTTGTTGCTTTAGATACTTAAGCTCAAACTGTTGGGCAGGAGATAGCTGTTTTTTGTTCATCATTATATCTCTTTGAGAATTGTATATTGTATCTCCAAGCTTCTGTTCTTAGCTGCCCCATGTCAATGTCAATCATGCGAGAGGCTTCTGTGATTGTAAGGTTAGCTTTGGCACAAGTTTCTATTAACCTCCGTTTCTCTTCCTTGTGCCGTTCCCTTAACTCAGGCCATGTTTCTTTAGAACGGTGGTATTTGGTCATTACCTACCCCACTTGATGTATTAGTTTCTTTGTTGTCTTGGCTAATGCTTGGACTTATCTCAAAAGAAATCATTTTTTTACCATCATGTTCTTTAACCCAACCTGCCATTCTCATTTTATTTTCTGTTTCAAAGACTGTGTAATCATCTAGAGGTCCAGAATAATTTGGCTTATTATTTTCTGGATTGGTTTCTTCAAACATAATTGAACAACGTTGATACACCTCAACAATTTTTTTACCATTCTGAGTTGTACCTGCCATCATTACAATCTTACGTTCATTGCCCTTTATATCCATTTTGCCAGAGAGAATAAACTTCTGGTCTGGGTATGGTTGAAACCCTGCGCCTTGATTTTTGTTGTCGTATTCTGCCATTTTTTTGCTCCTGTATTATAATGTTTTTGTGCTGCTACTAATCTTTGGTGGTGACTTCGAGTTTTGTCTTTTCTGTGACCACAAGATTCCCCTGCTTTAGCTGCACACTTTGGGCAGGGTACTTGTTGAACCATTTGTCTGGTAGTAATTACCAATCAGGTTTGTCTTTATCGGTGTACTTGTTGCCATCGAACTCACCAAGAAATACATCAGCATTAAAACCTAAATGTGATAATGCTTTTGTAAGAAAAACAGGCATAGCTTTCTTTGATGCGTCTTTATCTAACTTGCCATTACGCATAAGAGATTTACAGCCAGAGACAGGGCCAAATACTTTGCTTGGTGATCCGCTATGCCATACACTTACATTAGCTATAACAACTGTATCGTCTGGTGATAAGTTGTGAATAATTGTATCTACATGGTAGCCCCATCCTTCACCCACTGGTCCAAATACTTTTGTTATTGATTTGATTTGATAGTGTGCATCTATAGCAGTAAATTTTCTTGCACCAAATTTTATTTCCTTAAGATATTTTGGGTCAGAAGTTGATACTCTATCCCATAGGTCTAAACCTTTTATCATGCTTTGCTCCTTACATTTATGCGAAGTGATCCACGCTTGTCTCTCTTCACAGTTAACTGGTCACAATAAACCTCACGTTCATTATCACCTACCATTTCTTTTAAGTTTTCTTTTGCAGTTTCAAACTGCTTATGCTCCCACTGTTTATTTAAATATGTAACAGCATTATCCATAAACATATTGTCTGTACTAGCATCACGTTTGACCATCTCATCTACAGGTATTTTATCTATAGATAGATTAGGTTCGTCTATACCTACTGGTTCTTGCTTACGTTCTACATAACCCCAGAAGTCTTTGATTATAGTTAACATACCTTCAGTATATTTTTCATCGTATCTTATCTTAGCGTAATCCCATCTTGAGTTACCAAAGATTGCAGACATAAAACAACTAGGTGACTCTGCGAGTTTCATATACAACTGTATCTGAGGCATGTAATATTTCAACAGACCCTCCATGTTGTTGCGCTCATTTGTATGCTTTGCTTCTATGATACTGCTTCCAACCATACCATCGACGACACCTTTGTATGGTACACCAGATATAGTATTCTCAAATATCATTTGTTTTGAGTCTACAGTTTGCTCAGTGTTTTCTTCAAACCATTTTAAGTTGAAGTCTTCAGTGTGAGAACCAAGTTGTACTGCAAGTATGCTGCTCAAATCATCTGGTTCTTCTAAGCCCATCTTGACTTGCCAAAGCTCATACCACTCAGCATTCATTATCTTAACGGCATCGCTGCCGCCAATAAATCCTTTTCTATCCATAACATTTGCTCCTTATATATGTATAGTTCTACTGCATTTACGCAGCAGGGTCAACATACTTATTTATATCATCCATAGTTACAACGCCACGCTCAAGCAATTGATCTCTGGATAAACTATCTTTGATATACAATTCATCTACATCTTCACCTGCCAGTATTCTTTTCTCTGCCAAGCGAAATCTATCAAGCGTAAACTCTGTGCCGTCTGTAATTTGTTTTACATCATAAGCTTTAACACCTTCTTGTGTAGCATTAATAAAGGTCTTGATTGTCGGCCATGTCCGCGCTCCATGAATGGCGCGGATCTGTCCATCAATCCTTATCAATACACCTTTGAACATCTCGTCATTAAACTGAGAGGGTATGTGTTTGTTTACATCTTCTACAATAAGAACCATCTCATCTTTGAGTGTCTCATTGTCCATGCCAGTAGGCGGTGTATATCTACGAAGTAATTGCTGTAGCCATGAACCTACGATACGTGTGCGATCATCATATTTCATCTTGTATACTCTTATAATCATTGCGATAGTTTACACCTAAGTTGTAGATACATTCATCTTTGAATTTACCTAAACTTTTGTGAACTCTTGCAAGACCTGCTGTAGTTCCTTCATCTGGATTGCAGTCATTAATTAGATCTTCTAGTCGATCTATGACGTAGTGCATACATACTCTGTTATCCATTATCTTACTCCTTTATTTTTTGTATATACTCAGCTTCTCGAATGCGTACCTATCGAAGTTAATAATATCATCAAGGCGATCAGTGTTTGATCTACCTGATACATCATCTATCTCATCATCCCATCGCTCACCATTGAGCCATGTGGTTGGGTGTGGCACGTACTGTTTCTCTTTGTGCTCAACATTCTCAGCAAACTTAGATGCAGCTGTAAGTATAGTTACTGCATCTGTTTTCTTCAGTGCTCTTTCAAAAGCAAGTCGAGCATGACCTTTGGCTATCTTTCTTGGATAAGTATTCCAGAAGTCATCGAAGGTAGGTGTCTCATTGACACCCCAAGTAGTATTATTATTTAACTTAGTAACATTATTATTATCTTGGTGTGTCACACTGACACCCTCCTCTTTTAAACAATTGAATTGATATACAGTTGCAAGACCTGTTCTACCTGCAACCTTAGTTAGATAGTTGTGTTTAACACAATAATTTACTGCTCTAATTACAGAACTTCTACTCAACCCTGACAGTTTGCACAGCCTTGGTATCGTTGGATAAGCTATACCATATAGATCCGTATGGTCCGCTATGAGCAACATAATTAGTTTTGCCTGAGCATTTTCAACTTGCCATTGAACTACTTCTCGTAGTAATATCTCAGCGTACAACATGCTTATGCTTTGACATGTTTGACTCCTTATATGTAGAGCCCTGCCATTCTCCTTTTTGGCAGGGTTTTATTTAATCTTCTTAACTAACTCCTTGAAAAGATCTTCTGACAATATCACACAAACTTTTTCTTTGCCATCTTTTCTTTTATAAAAAGCTATGTCTCTTCCTTCTAAGACCTTGAAAGCATTAGGAAAACTAGATGTTGTGCGATACTTAACTTCAGCTACTAGATTTCGTCCCACCAGTGAAGGGAGGTGGATGTCTCCTGAGTATTCTCCACCGAGAGATCCTGAGAGTGGGACTTTCTTTGCTTCGATCTCTTGGTCTTCGAGCCACTTGACGAACCACCTTTCATGATAGCTACCTTTTTGCTTATTCTTGTTTCCCATATGTCTCTTTCATAACAGTCTAAGCAAACCATATGATAGCTTGCAGGTTTCTCGCTGTGTAATATTGCAACAAAATATTCAGTTACAATACCACAACTATCACACTCACATGTGCCTGATTTAATCTTTGTACGAACAGACTTTGATCTTCGCGCCAAGTGCATCTAACCAACACGTTAACATGAAACCAGATGGCACACGTTTGTATTGTTCCCATTTGTGAATTAAGGATAAGGTGCAGCCAATCTCCATTGCAAGTCTTTCCTGTGATAGCCCAAGATAATTACGTCTTGCTATCAAAGCATCAACAAGATCTGTGTAACTTTCAGTTACTTCTGTTGCTTTTGTGTAGTTTTGAAACTGCGCCATTGATTTTCTTTGGTGTAATCAAACCTGTAGGCCATCGCTTAGACAATCTATCTAATGTTTGATAGACTTTCTTTGCAGTCTCATAACTTATTTCACTACGTCCATTGACTGTTCGATAGTAAGTTGAGGTAGGTATCTTTGCAGCAACAAAAACTTTATGCAAAGGCATATCTACATAGCGATGTTTCTCTAGGATTTGATCCCAATAACTTTTTAACATGCCGCAGCATATGCACATATGCAGTTAGATAGTCAAGCGTTAGGTTACTTCCCAATATAAAGCATAGTGTTTGTCATTATCATTTTTAACCATAGCTTTATCAATAATCATGCCACTATCTTTTAGATCTTTTATTCTTGCAGCCAATCGAAAGCAGCTAAACATTTCTAATGCTTGTATCGCAGTTATTGTATTGCCCTGTTTAAGATGTGCTTGAATTAATCTATTCTGTGACTCCATTGTATTTCTCCTCTAAGTATTTCCAGAACGATGCTTTGAATGCTTGGTTAAGAATTGTATCTATGTCTCGCATAGTATTCTCCCATTGCCACCGCACTCATCGCATACAACTATAGTTGAACTCTCGTATCCAATGTCACGATCAAAACCTTGTGGATGCCAAGTTACTTTTTCTAAATCACCATCGCCACCACACTCAGTACATTCAACTGATTCCATATCAATTAACATTTGTTTTAGTCTACCCAATCGTCAATCTCCTCTAGGTTTAATTGATAGTTTGCTTCCCAAGCTTCATTAGCTTCATTAATAAACTGAACTAAATTAAAGTCATTGCACTCACTGGTCAAAGCAGTAGCTATTGCTTCGATACCTGTAGGCCAGTGAACATGTGGACATATCTGTTCAGCTATGAACCTAAGTTGATGAGGTTTGAATTGCATTTTGTCGTGAGACATTTGTTAATTCCTCCATAGAAATAAAAAATTTTACATGCACAAACCCACCTTGCATTGATGATATTGCGTAATCATGTGGGCATGTCTTGAGCCACTGTAATAGTGACTCAATGTTTTGAACTTGTACTGTAA